GTCCGCAGACAAAGCGATTCAACCTCCCCCCCTCCCCCTTCCCCCTCAGACTCCCCCTTCCCCCGCCCCCGCTCCTGCACCTCCCCGCGTACGCGAGGCTGCCGGAACCCTGACCCTCGAACCGCCCACTCCTGAGCCGGAGAAGCCCAGAGGCAAAGGCACCCAGGCGGAACTCGAAGCCTACGCCGTGGAGATCGGACTCCCCGCCAGCGACGGAACGGCGATGTTCAACCACTGGACCGCCAACGGCTGGAGGAACGGTGCCGCGCCATCGAGGTGCTGGAAGGCCGGAATACGGAAATGGAGAGACCAGGGGTGGCTCCCCAGCCAGAAACCTTCACCCACACCACGCTATGCCCCAAATCGCCCACCACCTACCAGCAGCGACTCAGCCAACAAACCCGGACGCTATGCTTGATCCTCACCCACATGTGGCCGCGTGGCCCTGGCGCTTTGAGGTCTATCACCCTGGCCTCAGCGCCGTGCTGCCAGCCGTGCAGGCCTTTTGCAGTGCCGTCATCCGGCGCGAGCAGCCCCGCCGCTGGTTGTCTCTGCTCGGCCCCTCCGGCGTGGGCAAGACGCACGTGCTGAAGCAAGCCCTCGCCTGCCTGCAGTCCGCCGCCGCACGCGGCCACTGGAAGATCCCCACGCCCACCGGACACCGTGGCCCTCAGGTCGCCCACCTCATCCCCGCCGTCGATTTGAAGGACTACCGCGCCCCAGGCGACTATGCCCGCTATGACATCATCTACATCGAGGACATCGGCAGCGGGGCGGACCTGGACAAAGGCGCAGGTGCCGTCATCCGCAGCCGCATTGCGGAGCTGCTGCAACTGCGCTCTGGCAAATGGACCCTGCTCGACGCCAACCTCTACCGCCGTGACATTGAGGCGAAGATAGACGGACGCATTGCCTCCCGCCTGAAGCGGGACGGGAGCTGGATGGTCGAGGTGCCTGATGATGTGCCGGACTTTTGGGACAGATAATTACCATGAAATGCCACAACCAACCACACCCTACACTATGAAAACTACAATCGGCTGGACTCAATTCACCATTAATTTCTGGTGGGGCTGCACCAAGGTCTCGCCCGCCTGCAAAAACTGCTATGCCGCCGCGCTGGGGCTGTTCTTTGGTCGCAAGCTCTTCGGCCAGCCCGTGCTGTGGGGGCCGGGACAGCCACGACAGGAGCGACTCCAAGCCGCCCGTGCCGAGGCCCTGGCACTGCAACGGCAAGCGGTCAAGAAAGGCGAGCGTTACCGCGTCTTCGTTAATTCCATGTCCGACTGGCTGGATGAAGACAGGCCCTTTGCCTGGCTCCTTTTCCTGCTGGAAACGATTTACCTCTGCCCCAACCTCGACTTCCAATTGCTGTCGAAGCGCCCTCACAACTTCCTGCTGCATGTGACTGAATGCATGCGAATGGCGTATGGGTATCCAGTGAACGAACACGCACCGTTTGCAGTGTGGCTTGATGAATGGCTGACAGGCAAGCCACCCCCCAACGTCTGGATCGGCTGCACTGCTGAGGATCAAGAGTGGGCAGGCAAGCGCATTCCACACCTACTCAATATCCCGGCCAAGGTGAGGTTCCTGAGCTGCGAACCACTCAGCGGCCCGCTGGATTTGTCGTATGGATTCAAGACTGGTGTGCATTGTCCAGATTGTGGTGGGACCGGCGCACTGGATGACGACCATCCAGACCATGGTAAACAGACTGGAGATTGCGAGGATGATGACGACTGTCTGACATGCTGGCGGGGCGGTTATCCTCAAATAGTGCGGGGGCTTCATTGGATCATCGCCGGCGGCGAGTCAGGCACCAAGGCCACGCCCGCAGATCCTAGGTGGTTCCGCGCCCTGCAAGCCCAGTGTGCTGCTGCCGGGGTGCCTTTCTTCTTTAAGCAGTGGGGTGAATGGCTCCCCAAGGACCACGTCGAAGCCGCTCACACTGCCGCTGTCGAATCAGGCATTCCCTACACCGTCCCACGCAGAGGCGACAAAGGCCAGAAGCTCCCCGACGGAACCCTCATGCTCCGCGTTGGGACTGCGGTGGCAGGCAATCTCCTCGATGGCCGCAAATGGGAGGAGCTTCCAAAACCATGATCCTGCCAACCAGCGAGAGTCCCGTGCTCCTCCTGCACGAACCAGACCAAATGGAGGTGCTGCGAAGTCTGCCAGACAACAGCGTGGACGCCATTGTCACCGATCCGCCCTACGGCCTCGGAAAGGAGCCTGACGCCCTGGCTATGCTCCAGGATTGGTTAGAGACCGGTCACCACGACCTTTTTGGGCGCGGCTTCATGGGGAAAGAATGGGATGGCTTCGTTCCCCAACCTGTCCAGTGGCGGGAATGCCTACGCGTGCTCAAACCCGGCGGCCATGTCCTGGCCTTTGCGGGCACACGCACCCAAGACCTGATGGCCCTCGGCCTACGTTTGGCTGGTTTCGAAATCCGTGACCTGCTCGCCTGGCTCTATGGATCCGGTTTCCCCAAGTCACACAATCTTAACGACGACTGGGAAGGCTTTGGAACTGCGCTCAAGCCCGCCTTGGAGCCAATCACACTGGCGCGGAAACCGCTTGAAGGCACCATACAGCAGACCGTCCTCAAATGGCACACGGGCGCTCTGAACATTGATGCTTGCCGGGTTCATTCCCATGACTCAGAAGGCTACGAATACACTGGACAGCGCCTGGAGCCAGGCGCTGTCCAGAACAAAGAGGGCACCACGCACCTGGAAAACGTCCTATTCACAGGAAAGACGAAGGACGGACGCTGGCCAGCCAACGTGATCCATGATGGCAGCGACGAGGTGCTAGCAGCCTTTCCCGAGGCCGGGGGTGCAAGGGCTCCTGTTACAGGGCTTGAACCCACCGCCAACGGTTTCAGCGGCAGCGTAAAGTATGGCGGCATGATTGGCCGAATCGCTTCGGCCAATCCGCGCAAAGATGCCACCACCAGCGCCGCCCGGTTCTTCTACTGTGCGAAGACCAGCAAGACCGACCGCAACGAGGGCTGCGATCACCTGCCAGACAAAGAGTGGGCAGATGACGGTGCCTGCATTCCTGAGCGCGCCAAGCGGCCTTTCAATCCCTCCAAGAACAATCACCCAACAGTGAAACCCACAGCGCTTATGCGCTACCTGTGCAAGTTAATCACCCCGCCCGGCGGCATCGTGCTTGATCCCTTCCTGGGCAGTGGGAGCACAGGGAAAGCTGCCCGGCTCGAAGGGTTCCGGTTCATCGGCATTGAAAAAGAGCAGGAGTACCTGACCATCGCACAAGCGAGAGTTCCAAATGTCCCATAAAAACAGAAAATACTGTAGAATACTATGAACACTGATCTTTTCGCCCTGGATTCTCCACTCGCTAGCTCAGCAGTGTTTTCACCTTGTGGCCGTTATCGCTACGAACTGTGGCGCAGGTGGGCAGAGGGACCGCATGTGCTGTTCATCATGCTCAACCCCTCCACGGCAGATGCGACTGTGAATGACCCCACCATCCGCAAGTGCATCAGCTACGCCAAGGCCTGGGGCTACGGTGCCCTGTGTGTCGCCAATCTGTTTGCATGGCGGGCAACTGACCCGAAGGATATGAAGGCCGCGCACGATCCCATCGGCCCCGAGAACAACATCACCTTACACCGCCTGATGAGCCCAGCCTCCAAGATCATTGCCGCATGGGGCAAGCATGGCAGGCATCTCGACCGCGACCAGCGAGTCATGGCTATGATCCCTTCTCTGTATTGCCTCGCACGCAATGTGGACGGCACCCCATGCCACCCGCTTTACCTGCCGGGCTCGCTCACCCCTACCGCCTTTTCTCCATGAGTGAAGCCACCCCCAAGCCTCGGCGAACCAACAAGGGCAAAAAGCTCGGTCCACACCGCAAGGCTGACGATAGTGTGATGCAAGAAGTCGTGAGAGGCATCCCTTTGGCTGTGCGCAGATGGCTTCAGCGCGTAAAAACCATGGGGTTGAGCCAACGGCAGGTCATCTGGGAGCTCCATGTCAGGCAAGGCAAGCCGTTGCTCGAAATCGCCAGCATCCTCAAAATTTCCCTCGAAGGCGTCTGCAATCACTGGCGTCACATCCGGGAGTCGATAGCCGAGAACGCCCCCAAGACCGAGGCGGACTACATCGCCGTGCGCGAGGAGCTGCATGCGGTGCTGCGGCAGACCATCGAGGAGACCTACCAGAAGGCCAAGATCATCGAAAACGGCAAGGAGATCGAACTCTCTATGCCCACATGCCCGAAGATGCTCGCCATCCGCCTCAAAGCGGTGGATCAGATCGCCCGCCTCTACGGGGTCAATCAGGAGGTGCAGGCCGTCGGCACCGGCACTCTGCCCTACGCAACGCCTGCGGAGATCATGGATGCAGTGCGGCAGCGGGTGCTCGCCTTGCATGGGAAGCCCGTGACGCTGCTGGAGCAGAGAGAAGGTGATACGTAAATGCCGGTGAAATGCCGCTGGCTCAGCGTGGCAATGTCACAATCGTATCAATGGGACGCAATGCGATACCAGGCACTGGGCAGCGATTCACAAAACGCTTGCGTTCTTTCGGGCATGACCTGAGTCAGTCAGTCGTTTCCCGACGCTGTGCAGAACTCGGAGGGGGTGTTTGGCTCTCTTTTGTTGCTGTCCATGCCTCTTCTCCCCACGTCTCCAGTGACCGTGCAACCCGATGTGCTCGCCGCGCTCCGGGCGAAGGCGGCGCTCGTGCGGAAGAAGAAGAAGACGCCGCTGGAAGATGCTCTCGCCGCGAACGGTGGAGCACATGCGGTGCGGCTGGTGCAGTGGGCGCGCAAGCAACGCTCCGATTATGATGCCGGGCTGGTGCAGTGGCGGGCAAACCGGCTACGCTGGGCGCAAGAGGCGCAAGATATTTTCGAGCACCGAGCACGTGCCCGCAGGGAGAAGCGAGAACTGGATGACGACGCGGCCAGCATCTTCGACCTAGCCAACGACTCGCTTAATGTGGTGGCGTCACTGGCGGAGTTCGCCGCGGCGCAGGCGGAGCAGGATATTTATGGCGGAGAGCCATGGTTCGCGGCAAACCCTGTAGGCAAGGCTGACAAGAAGCTCGCCGAGGACATCCAGCACCACCTGCAGTGGACATTCCGCGACGGGCGGTTCGTGGATGCGCAGTGCCTCGGAATCGACCAAGCCGTGACCTTGGGGGAATCGTTCACCAAGACGTATTACGCCGTCGATGTCGATGAATTTGAGGCCACCGTCCCTTGCCTGCATGCGGATGGGAAGCCGGTGCTGGACGCGAGCGGACAGTACGTGACCACTGATACGCAGGCCCAAGGCCTGAAAATCAAAGGCAAGCTGGAATGGAAGGATGCATACCAGACGCAGCAGAACATCATCCGCCAGGGTGTCGAGGCGATGCCGGTCCACTTCAACGACATCAGCTTTCGGGAGGATGCGCCGGAGCTGGACCTGCGGCACACGAATGTGTATCTGTCGGTGGAGATGAGCACGTTCGAAGCGATGCGTCGTTTCAATCTCTCGAAAGAGGACGCGATACGCCTAGCACGCTGCGCCGACACCCGCACTCACACCGACCAAGAAAAACAGCGTGAGCAGACCGCTGACGCCACCGTGACAACCACCCCTGCCGATGAAGCCTTAGGCCAGGAAGAGGCGCAAAAGCTACTGAACACCCGTGTGAGGCTGATCGAGGGCTACATCCGCGCTGACGCCACGGGGGACGGCAAAGAGGCCCGCATGTGCATCGTTTTTCCTCCTCACCAAGAGGACTGGATCGTCTGGGGCGACTACCTCGCCAACATCTCGCCCAAGGCTGAGTTGCCGATCAAGTGCGAGGTGTGGGAGCCAGTGCCGCATCGACTGTATGGCCGGGGATTTTTCTCGAAGTATGCGTATCTGCAGACGGGCACGGACAATCTGTGGAACCAGGTCAGCTTTCGCAATGAGATGCACGCCAACCCGCTGACGGCGTTGCATGAGGAGAACCTGCAGATGGATGAGGATGGCGGCAACATGGTCATCGGCCCCGGCAAGACGATTCGCCCGAAGGCGGGGAAAACGCTGGGAGATTGCATCGAGTTCGCCACCCTCCCAGACGCGGACAACCGCAGCATGGAGCTGCTGAACACGGGGATGCAGATCGCACAGTTGCGCAGTGGCATCACCAGCGCCAGCCAGGGCGACCTTTCTGCGGTGCCGGAAAACAATACGGCCACCGGCATTCGGGCGCTCATGAGTCGGGCCGCCGTGCTGCTGAAAAAGCCTATCCGCCGACTGCGCCGCTCCAAAGGTCGCGCATTCAGCTACGCCGTGAAGCTGCACTACGCGAATTTCGACCGTTTGGAGGCTTTTGTGTGGGGAGAGGGCAACAATCAGGAGATCGTCACCATCACGCCTGATCACATCAAGGATCTCGACATCGACGTGGTGATGCTGCTGACGCAGGAACAGAACCAGACCAAGCTGCAAGGCGCACAGGTGATGATGCAGCAACTGCAGGGCTACTCCGGACTGCCAGAGATCGACAAGGCCGGGGCACGCGTCGGCGTGGTGCAGGCGCTGAAAGCGCTGGAGTTCGCAAACGCCGAGGAAATGGTGCGCCAGCCAGTTGTCAGCATTGAGACCTGCCTGCCCCTCCTGCCGCCCGAAGAGCAGGTCCGTTTGCAACAAGCCTTGCAGGTCATGCAACAACTCCCACAGCCACCCCAAACAACGATCCCACCGACAACAACACCATGAAAAAGCACATCCTGCCACTCGTCCTCATCATCGCAGCCATCGCCACGACCGCGCTCGCGGTTGACAGCGTGGATGTCATGCTCCGCAAAATCTTCGGCACTGACCGCCCGCCGACTGCGCCGCCCTATGCACTCACGAGCCATGCCCTCGTGGACAAAAACAACGTCGTCGTGGCCAAGACCTGGAACGGCTCTCTCGACCTCAGCGGCAGCACGAACTCGGTCACGCTGCCCAAGGCGGACGTGTCTGTTCCGGTCCCTGACAACGGCGGCAACCTGGGCGCATCGAATGCGTTCACGGGCATCGTCAATTCCACGCTCGTCACTTTCGGCACCATGACCAACGGTGCGGCAACTGCCAAGACCAAGGCCCTCATGGATGACACGCCAGCGGCCGAGTTCAGCGCGGTCACCGTGGGCACCGCTCCTACCGATACGCAAGACGCGACGATTGCCAGAAAGGGCACAAACGGCCTGAAACTGGCATGGCCTGAGGCAAGTGTAGCGGGTGACGGCGTGATGTGGACGGCATTCAGCGCCGAGGACTGGACTACGGCGGAGAGTGTCGGCTTCTGGATTTACACCAATGTCGCTCTGGCTGCTGGTGATCTGACCTTCGTGATCGTGGACAGCACCGCTGATCAAGCATTCAACATTCCGGCGGTGCCGTCTGTGAATAAGTGGACCTGGGTCGAGATTGACATCTCGCTGCTTGCCACCACGAACGGCGATGCGGTGACCAACTACAAGATCCTCGCCAGCACGGCAGGAGCAGCCAAAGGGGCGATGAACACCTACTTTGACGGCGGCTGGAAATGGGACTCCACCGAGGAACTTGCGCTCGGTGTTGACCTCGTGGACAGCCCTGGCGCGGTGCGCAAGCTGCTCACACTGGTGAAAGCCAACACCGGCACGCACAACTACGTCGCCCTGGTGGAGGACACTGATTACTTCATCCACAGGGAGAGCGGCAACGACTTCATTGTCACGGTCACCGACCAATCAGCCGCTGCCGCCATCGGCCTTGTGAACCACAAGTAATACAACCGCTCGCACGCCATGCCCGCCTCCAAACGTCGCACGCCACTTGATCCGCAGTCCATCCCTGGAGTTCTTCAGGAGATGGTGCCCAACGCATCCTTCCGTGCGGTCACGCCGTCGGACACCGTTCCCATCAAGGGTGGCCCGGCGCGGGCGCTGTATGTGGGTGTCGCGGGCGACGTGGTCGCGCTCAATGAGAACGGCGTTGCTGTGAAATTCAAGGCTGTCCCAGCGGGGACAGTTCTTCCAATTGCCACCACGCGGGTGAACAACACCAACACCACCGCCACGGATATTGTGGCCCTTTAATCGCATGTTCGTACTCGGACACGGTCTTTCACTTTCGCTGGCCCCTCAAGGGCCACTGGTGCCGCCGTTTGTGGGGGCGCTGGATGGGTTTACGAGTGGGCTGATGGAATGCTGGAGTCACCGGCGGAAGCTGGTTGTTAACCCTGTGTCTGAAACTTTGCTGCAGGCGAGGAGATCGAGTGATGAGGCTCCGCTGAATGTGGGTGCGCTGGCGAATGGCGAGCTTGATCAGACGAGCCTGTTGGCTTTTACGGGAGCTCAGTCGGCGGGGGTTGCGGCGCTGATGGGTCAGGTCAATGGTCGAAACTTAATCCAAGAAACCTCGGAGGAGCAACGGCTCATTGTGGATGTGGGCAGTCTGGTGACAGTCGGCGGAAAGGCTGCAAGCCGGGGGCTGCGAGCACCAGTTGGAGAAGTCACTGGCGGGGGACTGATAACGGACACGTTTACGACCTACACCGGAAACGTGTTGAGTGTGTTTTTGCGCGGGGCTCACAGCGCCTATTCTGGCGTTTTCGCAGCCATTGTGGACACATATTTTGGTCTGGCCAAAGACTCATCCATTGGAGACAATAACACGCGGCCCATTCTGACGCACAGGAATGTCACGGGAGCGCCGGGGGTGACGTGGGTCGGTGATTTCTCAGGGACTTTTAATTCCGACTATCTCA